TGAAAATCTACCTGTTGATCATCGTCCTTGGTCTTGTAGGCGGCGTAGGATATGGCGGGTGGTATTATTACAAGGACACGCAGGAGCGGATTCGCATTTTGACGGAAAACACCGTCAAGCTGGAGACGGCCAAGGCCATGCAGGATGCCACGATCAACGCCATGATCGTAGATCGTGACCGGTTCTCTGCGTTAAATAAAGAGCTTGGGCGAAAGCTCGACAAAGCCAACGTCTACAAGGATGTGCTGATCGGGAAATTGAGGAAACATAATCTGGCGAAACTCAGCCTCAGAAAGCCGGGTCTGGTAGAAAAGAAGATCAATAATGGCACGAAGAAATTGTTCAGGTCACTGGAGAAGATATCCGGTGCTGTTCCTCCTCCTCCTGCCCCTGCTAAATAGCGGGTGCACCAGCTTTAAGAAGTTAATTCCGCTGGAGATCAAGACGGTGGAGGTCGAGCGCAAAATACCCACGCAGAACAGGCCGCGCCCGGTAGCTCTGAGCAACCTCCATTTTTACGTTGTCACGGAAGATACGCTCGCAGCGTTTAAACAACGCTTCGTGAAACAGAACGGTGATTTTCTGTTTTATGCGATTTCGGTCCGCGACTATGAGACGTTGGCTCTGAACATGGCGGAAATCAAACGGTTCATAGAGCAGCAGAAACAGATTATCATTTATTACGAGAAGGCCGTCGCGCCGAGGAAGAAGGAGAAGAAAAAATGATTGAGCAATTGCGCGAGGAACTCATGGCCGATGAAGGCTGCGTGATGAAAATTTACAAAGATCACCTGGGGCTGAAAACTGTCGGGATCGGTCACCTCTGCCGGGAATCGGACCCGGAGTTCGACATGGAAGTCGGCGCACCGGTCAGTGAGGAGCGGGTTATGGAATTGTTTGATAAGGACATGTCATGGACTTTCCGAGACTGCATCCGGCTGCTCCCGGAATTCAATGATTTGCCCGACGAGGTCAGATTGATCGTGGCGAATATGATGTTTAATCTCGGTGCGAGCCGCTTGGCGGGGTTCAAGAAGTTTCTGGCCGCTATCGAAAAGGAAGATTGGAATTCCGCCGCAGATGAGATGGTTGACTCGAAATGGCATCGTCAAGTGCCGGAACGCAGCGGGCGCTTAATTGAACGAATGCGGGCGCTGGCATAAAAAAAGCCCCGCACTTTTGCGGGGCCAGTTTCAGGGGAGGTCATCACTCCCATTTACCATATACGCTCTCGGACGGGATTAAAACACATTTATTAGACACCCACGTTCGATCCGGGAAATAGGTGACCTGCCCGCATCCCGCCGCCAGTTCTGCGAAGACGATGGAGATGAGAATTCCGATTGTCACGATGATGATGAATTTAATCATCTTCCCTCTTCTGGAACGATCAGCCCGGCGATTTCGTCCTGAGTGCCTCTTACAGCATCCCAGAATTCGCCCAATGTGCCAACCGGCAATTCACTCTCGGCGCGGTAGGTGCCGAGGATCAGGTTATCCATTGCCCGTCTGACACTCCTGACATTTTCCGTCAAATCGGCCAGAATCCCGCAGACCTCCTCACGCCGCTCGTCTTCTGCCGTCATCATTTTATGTAGCATTATTGTTCTCCTGTTGCCGGGGTCGAAGCCCTAGCCCATCGATGATCTGACCGGGATAGCCCTCGAAGTAGCTCTTCACATCTGCGCGGACGTCGTTAATGTCGATACCATACTCGATGGCCCATGCTGCTGCGTCAACGTCGACGGTCTGGGCGGGTATCTGAATTTTCATGTCGTCGTCTCCTCGTTTCGGGGCGGTCGGCCTATCCAGTTGCCCCATTAAAATCAATCATATATTATTTAAACTTAGGTGTAAACTCTTTATCTTTTCTTTAGCGTTCTCAGAGCCTTGGCCGATTATGACGGTATGGCCGATGCTCTCTAGGTAGGAAATCCAATCTTTCTGCGGGCCGGAAACCGTTCCGCCCTTTGCTCGCTTCATCTCAACCCAGCATCGCCACGCCGGGATGTATAAATCAGGCACCCCGGCGCTGACGCCCTCTGCCTTCAGCTTCGCGCCGGTCGTTCGGCTCCGTTGCCCACCGTTGGGGATGGCGAATATCCTGGCATCTGGATGTGTCTGACGCATCCATTGCACGAATTCGCGTTGCTCTTCGTGTTCGGTTTTCATTCCCATCTCCTTTCCGTGACGCGGTAAAATTTACCATCCCGGCGGAATTTTATGACACCAGGGGGAGCGCATTCGTTCATTTCGGCGGCTGCGATGTTTAAATCAGTTTGGCGCATGTCGGCATTGGACCCGCATCCGTTCGATATCCTGGCGAATAGAATTCTTGCTTTCTGCCCTGCATAGCCGTCATGCATAACAGTCAGATATTCGTTCACCGGCTTGTCTGAGAGTGCGCCGTAATAAGTGACCATCAGCATTTCCTTGCCGCTGACGAGGCTGACATGTCGCCGCCATTGCCAATCGGTCACGTTCATCTCGGTCGTATCCAGACCCATGATATCGTCATCATGGAGTTTTGGCTTTGGCACTTTTGGCGGAGGGAATGGCTTGCCGCAAGCCACGCATTCCTTTGCGGATATGTGGTTCAGTTCGTTACAGGCATCGCAGACTTTGACCGGTGCTTCGCCCTCGCCTTTACCTGACGGCTTCTTTGGATTGACCGCCGTGATGGGGCCGTGCGTTTGCACCACCCCGGCAAAGTCCAGAACGAGGCAATGGTCGGTATGGGATTTAATCCTCATACCGCGCCCGGCCATCTGCACATAAAGCCCGGTCGATAATGTGGGTCGCAGCATGGCAATCAGGTCGAGGTCGGGATGGTCGAACCCGGTTGTCAGGACGTTGGCGTTTGTCAGCGCCTGAATTTCTCCGCGCCTGAACCCGGCAATAATGCGCTCGCGTTCGTCTTTCGGCGTATCGCCAACGATACAAGCCGCACTGATATCACGGGCATTGAGAATATCCGCCACATTATGCGCGTGTTTAACGCCAGCGCAGAAAAACAGCCACGACCGGCGATCACCGGCCAGGCTTATAACTTCGTTGATCGTCGCGATGTTGTTCTTATCTGTATCAACGGCGGCTTGCAGTTCGCTCTCTATATATTCGCCGCCGCGCTTATGAACTCCATCAACTGAAAGCTGGTGCGCGGTCAGTTTCGACCGGAGCGGTGCGAGGAATTTTTTATAAATCAATTCCTCAATGCTGACCGGGCTGATGATGTCGGCGAACAGGGCTGGCGCGTCGGTGATGTACCCGTGGCCCAGGCGGTATGGCGTGGCGGTCAGGCCGATTACTCGTATCAACGGGTTAATATGCATCAGGTCGATGATCAGTTTGCGGTATCCGCCTTCCTGCTTGTGACTGACCAGATGGCATTCATCAATCAGCACCAGATCAACATGGCCGATCTGGTCTGCTTTATCCCGCACTGATTGAATGCCGGCAAATGTAATCGGCTCGCCAATATCCCGGCGCCGCATACCCGCCGAATAGATGCCTAGTGGCGCATCGGGCCAGTGGTCGCGCATTTTCTCGGCGTTCTGTTCGATCAGTTCTTTGACATGCGTCATCATAAGGATGCGGGTTTCCGGCCACTGCGTCAGCGCATCTTTGCAGATTGCTGCAACGATATGGCTCTTGCCCGATCCGGTCGGAAGTTCGATACATGGATGGCCCTTGCGGCCATCGCTGAACCATTTGTAGAGCTGGTCGATGGTGCGTTGCTGATAATCCCTTAACGCCACTGGTGCGCCATCGCGTCAGCGATGCCCTGGAATGTTTGACTGCGAAGTTTCCAGCGGTCAGGTGACGGCGGCAGATAGTGCAGCCGCTCACGCTTACGTTTGGGTAACGTCATCATTTCCGCATACACGTTCTTGGTTTCGTGTAGTGGCGCGAGGTTATGCAGAAATAATCCGGTTTTCTTTTGCTCCAGATGGCCGAATTGGTAGGGCTGAACATAGCTAGCCTTTGGCATGGATGTCATGCGCGACAAAACGCCGACAGGGTTTTCGAAACAAACAGAAGGCGCGACAGACTTGCACTTATGCCAGAGATTCTCTGTCCATTTAGCTGACGCCAGACGTTCGCTATATTTTGGCTGGCCCTCGCCATACCACTTATTGCCAGCCACGGTCAGCGCAGTGCAGGGTGGATGCGCGATTATCAAATCCCAGCGATCACTTAGCATCGCATACACATCGCCCTGATGATGAGGCCCATCCGAATCTGTCGGCAACAGGTCGCAGGATATGGCATCATGTCCGCGCTTTATAAATGCGTCTCGAACGACGCCGGAATATTCACATGCTATCAGGATTTTCATTTCTCACCGTCCCTCCCATAATTTCCGCGCAAGCCTCGCCACCGGCTATCAATTCCTTGCTTGAATAAACGTATGCATCGCCCTCGCCGTTGCGAACGTCAGCACCGTTGATTTCATATACAGCTTCATCCGGCGTGTTCGAATCCTTGATCGGCCACGGCACCAGATCGGGGTGCAGCACATGGCTATCGCAGCCGATCTTCTGGAAGTCGCCGGGGATGAGATTTCCTTCGCCTCTGGCCCAGCGGGCGCAAGACCAAGTGCCATCGCTCTCGGGCGTGGCATGGGCGCAAGTCCGGCAATTGACCTCCTGCGTCAGTTGCTGCTCATGGCAAAAGCTATGTGCCGCGCAGAATTTGCATTGATACCAACTCGCGTCGGTTGATATTGGCACGGGGATGCGCTCGGTCAAAGCAATCCGGTGGCCGCGATCCAGTAGATTTCCGGCAGCTTCCTCGTCATATTTCACGCGCTCGGTGTAAAGTCGGTCATCGTCTTTGCAGACCGCAACGTACAGTGCGCGGTTGATCTTGGTCCCTCGCATGTAAATCTGCATCTGCGCCCAGTGCATGGGCTTGCTGTCTTTGACGCCTTTCTTTTCAAGGTCATCAAACGATTTCTTGTTATGCGTTTTTATCTCAAGAATATGCCGTGTCTTGATCGCGCCTGGAACACCGGACTCAATGATGCCATCAACCGATCCGCCGACATGCTTGTTCAGATTCAGGAACCTCTGGCCGTCCCCGGTTTCGCCAATGTCCAAGCCGATTGCTTTGAGATCAGCAACGACGATTTCCTCTTCATTCCGGCCCCGCCGGAACAGCCGCCGAATACGACCGGGGAACTTTTCGCGCACCGCCCAGCGGAATGAGAGCCAGAGCCAGCGGTCGCAAGGGTGGCCCAGCATGGAGCCGCCAAGATGCAGTCTTGGATCGTCATGCTGGTCGGCATGGTGTCCGTCGACTAAGTTGGCGATTGAATTAATTGGTTCAGGGATTTTCATGTGAAAATGGCCGGGAGCTATTAACCCCCGGCCTCTCCTTTATTTAGACGCCCAAGGCGGGGCTGGCGGTGCGGTCGCAGCGGGTGCCGCAACAGGCGGTGTCGACCCTTCGATCGCTTTGAATGCCTTGACCTCGTTTCCAGGGCCATAGGTCGGATCGTTCTTGACCGTGACCTTGATCGAAAGATTGCCGCCGAGCATCTGGTCGGTATCTTCCAGCTTGGACAGGCCAATTGCCCGCATAATATCGCCAAGCTGTTGGCGACCGATTTCTTCCGCCTTCGGGTTGGGATTTCGCGTGTTCAGATTGCACCAAACAACGCGACCCTGATGTTCCGGCCCGATTACATCGAATCGCACGGCGATGTAATTTCCGGTCCCCGCTTTGGTTGTCTTGCTCTCCGCACCAACGATTGCGGCGGTATACCAGCCTGCAGGGATCGGCGCGAAATCACGATCCTCGGCAACCGGCATGTCTTTGATATCGAAACTCTGTTCTAGAAAACCCATCAAATTATTCCTTTATGATAGCGAATGAAGCCCGACCGGGCTGGGTGGTAATGCCGCCGAGTAGCGGCTCGGTGATCGATTTGTCGGCGCTTTTCCACGCCGTCATATTGATCTCCGGTTTCCAGCGGAACAGGCTCGGCAGATGCTCAACCAGCCCTTCTTCCGCTGCAATTTCCTGGATGCGTTTGCCATCGACCTTGCGGTTGATGCGCCCAGTGATCTTGATCTTGTACCCGCCGTCAGTTTCGACGTTTTCGGTGCCTTCCATGTTTTCGGCAACACCGATCAGCGATGCCAGCTTATCTTCAAGCTGGCGGCGGCGAGCGACCGCGACGGCCTCCGCTTCTTTGGCGTCGAGCCAGTTTTGAGCCAGATCGTCAATCATTTCATTCTCCAATCTTTTTAATGATTTCGCCGAGGTCAGGCGCTTCCCAAACTGATAATTTTCCCGACCGGTCTTTGGCTTGCCACAGCCCGTCTGACTCCAGCATCATTGCCCGCTGCGTCACGCCTTCCGCGTCTTTCTCGACTCGCAGGGCGGCGACAATGTCGAAATAATAGGGCAGCGATTGCCCGGTTTTATTGCCCGGCATGGATGGCGAATAAAGCATCCGGCCCATTTCATCCTGCGCCTTTTCCAGTTTCGCCGTCATCAGGATGTGCTTGGGCAGATCGCGGAACGACCGTATGATTTCGGCCATCGTTGTCTGCATTTCGCCGTAGGCCGCGCGAGGGTCTTTGGCGATTGCCTTTTCTTTCCCCAAGCAGACCTCTGCGATCTCGCTGATGCTGTCGATTGCTACGCTGGAAAATTGCTTGGCCTCGTCGGACTCGGCGAGCCATTTGTACGCCTCGCGGAGAGCGTCCATATCGGAGATTTCAAGGAATGGAATTTCCTTGTGCGCGATGGAAAGCAGCCCGCCTTCCGCCGATAAGATGACCGGCGTCGGCAAGGTTGGAATCAGGCTGGTCTTGCCCGATCCCGCTTGACCATAGGCGAGCATTTTAATGCTGCCCGATTTAACGGTCGATGTTGATTTCAGGTCGATCATTTATTCGCTCCAAATTTTGATATTGCGCTTCCGGCGTTGCTCCAAATTTTGATATTGCGCTGTACAATTTCGACAGCTTCAACCTTGGCGCGGTCCATCTCTTCTCTTGTCAGATCAAAGCTGGCCGCGATATCGACGCACTCGTCCACCTGTTCCACAGTCTGTGCCGTCAGGGCTAGGCTTAGTGCCAAGACGGTCGCCTCGTAGGCGTTTTGAGGGGTTTTCATGATCCATCCACCTTTTTCAAGATCGCGTTGATCCGGCGCGGATCGCCCGTAACGCAAATCCGCCGACGCGGGTGCCTCGCGAAATATTTGTCCGCACGTTTGCAAGACGCCGGGGTCGAAATGTTAACTCCAAGCTCCACCGCGCGGTTTCCGCGAGGCAGAATATATTTGCGCCATTTTCGCGGCCCCTCCTCGAAGGCGTTAGGCGGCGCGGCGAAATCATGCCAAGCGAGAGTTCTAAGGGCGCGCTCTTCAGCTATGCTGAGATTGATTTTCTTGCCGTTCAATTTGATCGTCTTCATACCTACCATCCCTGTTCGGCGCGGTCCGCGCATGTGTCACATTGGTATCCATGCGCCCGGTCTATCCTTGTCAGCCGGTCAGGTTCGCGACAGGTTGGGCAGGGTAAATTGCGCGGGTTATCCTTTGTCGCAGCCCTTAACGCGCTCCCTCCGCCTGGGTCCGCGAATCCCACTCCATCTATCGGGTAATCGTCGTAATCGTCGTAATCGTCATAATAGCCATTGGTCATGTTAGCTTCTCCTTTATATCGCGGTCGGGACATCCCGGTTGCGATTTGCATTTACATTTATATAACAGTTGGCTTATGGTGTAAAACCTTAAATCAACATTGAGGTGAGAAAATGACCACCGACGAAGCAATCGCCTTTTTTGGGAGTCGCAAAAAAATGGCCGATTTCCTTGGCATTTGGCCCCACGGAACATACCGATGGGGCGAATATCCGCCCAGGCTGCGGCAGTTTGAAATTGAGCGTTTCTCGGACGGGGAATTAAAGGCTGATGACTGACATAAAGGACATTTTCGGCGGGGCGTTCGTCCCGGCCAGCAAACACGTCGAGCCACCAGAAATCCAGCTTGCCAATGCCATGCGATCCGCCGGGATCGATCCGCCGCCAAATCTCACGCTAGACGGCCAGCTTCACAGATTCTCCACCAAAGGCCGCAAACGTGACGATTCCGGCTGGTACATCGCATTCCCAGACGAGCCTGTCGCCGGGCGCTTTGGTTGCTGGCGCGATCAGATCGACTGCGTATTCAAAGCGGAAATTGGGCGCGAGCTGACCGCCGCCGAGCATATGGCAATCACCCGCCGGCAATCCGAGGCCAAGGCCGAGCGTGATTTGGCACGGCAGCGCAAGGCCGAGATTGCGGCTGGCACGGTGGACACGATATGGACCGAGGCCATAGCTGCCAGCCCCGATCACCCATATCTAAAGCGCAAGGGGGTCGACCCGCATGGCGCGAGGCTGACCGGCGATGGCCGGTTGATT